GTTGACGAGACGGGCCGCCCCAAGGCCAAGGACGAGTCTGGCGTACTGACAGACTTTGTCGGGCCGACTGGGGCGACGGGTGCCACGGGCGCGACCGGCGCCACAGGGGCGACTGGACCCATCGGACCAACGGGAGCAACCGGCGCGACCGGAGATACTGGCGCGACCGGAGCCACCGGAGCTACCGGACCGGCCGCCACCACGTTCACGACGATCACCACGACAACGGGCGGACCTGTCGTCGCCGACCAGGCCAACGACACGCTGTCGATCAGCGCAGGCGCCGGCATCTCGGTCACGGGCGACGCAGCAGCCGATTCGATCGCCATCGCGAACACGGATCGAGGCAGCACGGCGGTCACGACGCACGAAGGGCTGGCTGATCCGCACCCGCAGTACACGACCACGGCCGAGGCGGCTGCGGCAGCCCCGGTGCAGTCGGTGGCCGGCAAGCAGGGCATCGTCACGCTGACCAACGCCGATGTCGGCCTCGGCAACGTGCGCAACCCGGTCGCGGCCAACGTGCATACGACCGCGCCGCAGACGCTGAATCAGACGCTGACGGCCGCCGCGACCATGACGATTCCGGCCAACACGTTGCAGGCCGGCGATGCGTTTGAGTTCGACGTGCTGTTCGGCACGCTGGTCAACACGACAGCCGCGTCAAACCTTGAAGTGGCCGTATTCGTCAACGGAGTGCAGAACGCCATCGCGCTTGCCGCGCTCGGCGCCACGGCGGTCGCTGCGCCAGGTCGCGGCGGTCGCGCCCTGTTCAAGCTCGTCTTTCGGGCCGTAGGCGCTGCCGGAACCGCCCTTGCGAACGGCACGATCCACGTCAACAACCTAGCAAACTTCGCGAGCAACCAGGTCGCCGCACAGACGGTCAATACAACGGCAGCCGTGACGATCGACGTTCGAGTTCGCACCAGCGCGGCTACGTCAACCGGCACGGTTCAGTTCGCCGCGATCGATCAAGCGACATAAGGAGGCCCCATGGCAGCCGGCAGCAACTGCATTGAGTTCCGCATCGTTCAGACCCTTGCACCGAATGGTCAGGTGACCGGCGAGCGCTGGCAGGTGAGGACAAAGAACGTCGTCGCGTCAGTGCTGGGCCTGATTCCGCTGGCGTCGGCCTGGACCGACTGGCAGGAAATCAACGTCGAAATCGTCACCGAGACGGTCGGCTAATGGCTAACACCACCGTCACCGCGATCGTCACCATCGCATGCGAAACCGAAGATGCGTTTGAGCGGGCGTGCGCTCAGGTCGCGGCCAACCCGGACGCAACCGGAATCGTCGCGTCGGAACTGGCGCGGACAATCACGTTCACCTTGGTTCAAAAGGTTGATCTGTGATTGTCAAGTGCTTCGCGTGACTATTGCGCAAGTGCGCTAGACCTGAGTCTCGCTTGTTCTTTATAATCGCTCAGCATCCGTTCACCATGCGAGCCTATCATGAGCAAGATCAAGACCGTTCTTCGGAGCCCCCTCGTATGGAAACTGCTGCTGGCGATTGCCGCCGCTTCTGGGGTCTATACGGCCTCGCCGGAAGTCTCCAACCTCATCACGCAGGTCGCTCCACTGCTTGTAGGCGCCGACCAGTGACAGGACCGGCTGACGTGGCCGCCAAGGTCACAACCAAGGTCGGAATCAGCGAGGTCGTCTCGGGCTTCATCGGCAGCATGTCAACGCTGATGGCCTTCCTGCAAAGCAACCACGGCGGCATGTTCTTCGCCTACGTCGGCCTCGCCGTGGTTTCCTTCATGCTGATTTCGTGCCGCAGGGATCATGCCAAGCAGGCCGGGCAGATCACGGCGCTCTCGGTCCGCGTCGCTGAACTGGATACGGCGCTCAAGTACGAGAGCAGGGATTAGGACTCCGTCGAGCCGGAGTAACGCTACCAATTTATTGCCGAGGTCTGGCATCGCATCGGCCCGTGTCAGCGGCGTATCGTCCGACGCGGGTTGATTATGCGCAAGACGGCGCTACTCGTCCAGCACCCCATCGAGCCAAGCCGACCAACGGCTCATCGCCTCCCGCATCTGCGGTATGTAGTCAGCGCGGTCGTAGTGCCGGCTCCCGGTATCCGATGCCTGCGCGTGCTGCTGGATCAGATCCCGCGTGAAACGATCGACGCCGGCATCGCCAGCTCGTGATTTCCACGTTCGCCGCAGATCGCGCGCCTGGAAGTGGGCCGCGCCGGACTCGGCCTGCCAACGCGCCAGTGCTCGATTGACCGAGCCGTCGCTGAGATGACCATCGAGGCCGCGCGCCGGGAACAGATGGCCCGATCCGTTGCGCTCAATCAGCCCGGCCACGATCGGCAGCGCTCGCGCCGGCAGCGGCAGGGAATGAGGCTTGCCGCCCTTGGTGGTGCGCGCCGGCAGCCGCCAGACATCGCCATCGAAGTCAGCGCCGCGAGCCCGTAGCGTCTCGCGCACGCGCTGGCCGCAGAGCATCATCAGCCGGATCGCGTCGGACATGTCGGGGCTGAATCCCTTGCCGGACAGTCCTTGCCATAGGGCTGCCATCTCGTCGGCCGCCAAGGCCCTCTCGCGCGGCATTAGGGCGCCCTGGTCACGAGGCACCAACGTCACTGGATTGGACTTGATTCCCCAATCGGCCCTGACCGCCTGCGTGTAGTCGTGCGCCGCGCTGGCGCCGAACTGGAAGGCCGCCGACAGATACGCCCGGAGGCGATCCGCCATGACCCGGCTTCCGCGCTTGTAGGCTCGGGCCAAGACAGCCGACACGTCGGCCGGCGTGACGCTGGATGCCGGCGCCGTCCTGCCGAGGGTCGCCGCCGCCGCGTACCGGCCCGTCAGCAGCGCCCGCTCAACCTCGGCTGCGGAGCCCTTGCGCTGAGCCCGCATCGCCGCGATGTGTGCCTCAAACAGCGCCTCGACGGTCGGCGACGTGCGGGCCTGAACGCGAGCCTGCATCGGGTCGCCGCCACGGCTGACATCGGCCAGGTGCTGCCGAGCCAGATCGCGAGCCGCCTCGGCCATGAGAACGTCGGGGCTGCCGAGCGTGATCTGCCGGCTGCGGCCCGCCTCGCTTCGGTATCGCAGCGCGTAGGACTTCGCGCCCGACGGCAGAACGCGCAGGCCCAGGCCGGGAATGACCGTATCCCACATCCAGTAGGCTTTTTCGGCAGGCGCGGCCTTCGCGGCGGCGGCTGAGGTCAGCTTGGGCATGCTGGTTCACTCATTCTGGGGTGTCGGTTTTTCAGGACGTATGCCTTGAACCTGAGCTTCACTGCATCTCGATATTCACTGAACACCTCGGCGTCGTCCAAGGCGGGGAACAGCGCTTCCTCTGTCTGGAAGTCCCACCAGCCATGCTCTCGCGCCGCCTCAATGAAGCCCGGCCAGTCCACGGCAAGGCCCTCGGCCGCGATGCGCGTGATCGCGGCGTCCAGGGGCAGGCCATGCGTGTCTTTCAGCTTGAACAGCTCGCGGCCGGAGAACATCGCCTTTCCATCAATCGTCATGTCACTCATGTGTCACCAAAATGTTGTTATCGTCGTACATCGCCCGTGATCTTCGTGCAACTGCAAACCGCAGGAATCCGCCATTCCGTGAAAACCGAGGATCGTCCGTGATCCAAAATGCGCTGACTCTTAATCAGCGAGTCGCAGGTTCGATCCCTGCCGCGCCCACCAATAAAATCAAGAGGTTAGCCTCAAAAGGCGAGATGTGCCGACTGGTCGTGTCACTTCTGAGTCACTTGTCAATGCGGGCTTTGATGGCATGGTTTTTGGCTGCTGTGGCGTCATGACCTTGGCAGGCACTCTGCGAGACGCGATTTCTGCATACTCTGCCTCGCGCTCAATCCCAACAAACCGAAACTCCTCAAGCAGAGCGCCACGGCCGGTTGAGCCGCTGCCGGTGAACGGGTCAAGCACCGTTCCGCCCGGAGGCGTGACCAGACGGCAGAGGTAGCGCATCAGGTCGGTTGGTTTGACCGTCGGGTGATTGTTGCCCTCGCCACGATCCGCCTTGCTGGCCTTGGCACAGTAGAAGAAACGGGCCTGTTCGCCTGCCAGCGCCAGCACCTCGGCGCTGCCGTCGTGGATCAGGTTGGCGGGCCAGCGGCCCATGTTCGGGTCGAGGTCTCGTTCCGTCCCGCCCTTACTTGTCGTTGGGCCGAACCCGTTGGGGGATTTATTTTTCGACAAGCTGGCCGGGACTCCGCGCTCAGTGCCAACCCTGCACCCCTCAATGTTCAGCGCCCCGGTGCCGTGCGCCAGTACGTTCTCGGCGACCGTGCCGATCAGGGGCTTGCGTGCAACGGTGATCGGTTCCAGCGCGGGCTTCAGGGCGGTTCCCCAGCCTTGCCATTGGCGCGCGGCTTCGGTAACCGGCTCACCCTTGGGGGTCCGCTCATAGTTCCCGCCAGACATGCTCCCGTTGCCGCTAGCCACGACGCCTGCCCGACCGCGCCAATGCCCAGCGTCTTTGTCGATCGCCTTCGACACGTCCAGCGATTTCGGGAATCCAGACCCATACACCCACGCGATCATGTCCCGAATCTCAAACCCGGCGTCCTCGATGCGAACGGCCATTCGGTGCTGTGTCCGCGTGCCGGCGAAGGCAAGCAGATGCCCGCCCGGTTTCAGGACGCGCAGGCACTCAGCCCAAATCTCGACGCTCGGCACGTCGTAGTCCCATTTCTTGCCCATGAAGCTCAGGCCATAGGGCGGATCGGTGACGATGCTGTCGATGCTGCAATCCGGCATCGCGCGCATCGCTTCAAGGCAATCTCCGACAATAATTTCCATGTTTCTCCTAATAAAACGACCGCTCAGTAAATAGATCAGGCCCAGTATCGGCCCGCACATACAGCGGATGGCGCGGCGCCCCGTGCTTCGTGCGGCCGAGGCACATCATTGAGAGCCCGTGCCCAGCCAGGAGCCTGAACACCTCTTGATCGCGGTCAAGGTGGCGGCCGTGGACGCCCCATGCCGCCAGCGTGGCTTGGCAGCGGTGAGCTGTGGCCAGCAGGTGGAAGTCATTGTCCGGGCCGATCGGGTCGGGGTGATCCATCATGGCCGCCGGATCGGTCGATCGATACGCGAACAGGTTGGTCATCACGAAGCCGCCGTAGCCCCATGCCTGAGCGAAGCCACGAACGCGGCGCAGGGTCGGGTCGAGCTTGGTTTCGTCTGCCGTGCTCGGGTTGAGTCCGATGACCTGCAACAGCGGCCCATCAGCCCAGACGTGCTCAAGCGTGTAGCGCCAAGTGCGGCACGGCGAGAACTCGCAGATGTTATTCATCGCGGCACATCCACGTCAGGTAAATCATGGTTATGTACTGGACGACCTTCATCCAGGCGTAGGCCATGGCGATTAGGAGGATGATTTTCATTGGGCGGACGGGTCGCTGATGACTTTGTAGGCGACGATGTCACTCATGACTTGGCGATGATCCCAGCGGAAGCTCTTGGCCAAGCCCGGATTTGACTCATAGCCATCCCTAAGCCTGACCCTGACCATCGCGCCCGGCATGCCGGCAAGCGGGCCACAATTGAGGTTGCCGCTCCACAGCATCCATCCTGCGGCATCATCCTCGCGGGCGTCGGCAGGCCCACCCTCCGCCTCAATAAGCAGATCAAGAAAATGCCGAGCCTTGCGCAAGTCCTCGATGCCGCCCTTGGACCGCCAGCGGCTGACGTACTTGATGACGCAGCCCTCCGCAAACGGAATACCGTTCGCGTGGATGTACTCAAACGGCTGGATCTTCATGTCCTTGTAGTGATTCCCGCCGATCTGTTCTTTCTTGCTCATTTTCCTTTCTCGTTGGTCGGTACGGCTTCGATGTGAGATGCCAGTCGAGGCATCGGTGGCACTGATACGCCCTGAGATCGGCTTTCAGCTTCCATGACAGCAGGAAAGCCGCGTTCTTCGCGACCGCCTGCGACAAGTAAGTGCGCTTCACACAGGGCGCATCAGCGTTCAAACCAAGCGTTCCATGAGGATGAGGCCAGAGGCAATCGGCAGGACCAGGCTCCACTTCGATGAGCGGTTGGCCTCCCACTTCAGCACCTCAGACAGCAGGTACAGGACCCGGCCGCCGATCTTCGTGAACCTCGGGCCTTGGCGCTGCGACCGCCAATTGGCCAGTGTTCGGACTGTGATCTTGCCCTGATAACGCCGCGCAAGCTCGTCTGGCGTCAGGTACTGGCTGTCATCACTCATGGCACTTCCCCACTGTTAGAACTTCGACACGCCGTCATCTTCTGCGGATGACTCGACAACACCTTCGGCTGCGGGCACCTCGCGCGATTCACCTTCGACAATTGTCGCGGATGCCGCCGTTTTACGCGCTGCCGCCTTGGCGTTTATGTCAGCAACAGTAGCGCGGGCAGGCGGCGTTTCAACGGCCCCAAAGTCGTACAGATCGTCATCGCGCTGAATCAGCGACTCAAGGTCCGTGCTCATCGGCAGGCGCTTGCAGAGACGGCGCAGCGCCGTCTTGCGCGCCATCTCATCCCACCACTGCACCCAAGGCCCAGAGCCCTTGGCGCGGCTCACGGCGCGCACTTGCTCGATCTGCTGGACGTTCATCACCTCGACGTATGCGCTGCCGTCGCGCAGTTTCGCCACGGCGTAGCAGCCCACGGCCTTGCCGCGATCGCCGAACCAGTCGGGCTCAAACACCGGCACCTCGTCGATGCCAGGCCGGTAGGTGAACTTGTCGTTTGAGTACACGACCTGAGCGTCGAGGCTGGACAGCTCCTTGCTATTGCGCACTTTCTTGAGAATGCCGGCCATCATCGGCATGTACTGCGCCTGCTTCCCGAACGTGACGATCGCTGCCTCACGGCCGTCCGGGATCAAACCGTCGGTCGCGCACTTGAGCGATGCGGCGAACAGTGATGCGCGATCCGCGTTCTGCAAGTCGGACGACTGGCCGACGGCGGTCATGACGACGCGGGCGAACTTCTCGGCGCTGATGTGCGCTGGCAGCGCTGCGGCGAACTGCGGCTTCATCGTGTCGATCTGGCCGCGAATCTGGTCCAGCGGGCGAACGGCGGTGCTCATGCCGCCACCTCGGACTCGTCAGCCTCGGGGAGAAGTTCCATCTGCTCGGGCGGCGCGGGCTTCTTGATGACCTGCACGCCGGCCTGGGCCAGTGTGACGGCTTCAAGGGCCGAGGCCGGGGAGACGGCAAACAGGCTTTGCGCAACGACGCGCAGCGCGTCGGATGCGGTGGACGCTTCGACCATCAGGCGCGTGCCGTCGGTTTTGTCGGTAATGATGTAGATGCGGGTGGGCATTGTGACCTCTGATTCAGTGGATGAAATGGAACAGCGTGGCGACAGCAGACAGCAGCGCGACCCAAGCCAGCATCGACGCGATTACAGCGAGCAGCAGATACTTGCCGCGCGGGCTCATACAGCCTCGCTGCGGGTCATGGCCCAGCGGGGCAGAGAGATCGGCATCAGTTCTTCGGGGTAGGCGACCCATGCGTTGCTGTCGCGGGCGGCCTTGTAGGCTTGCAGGTTGCGGCGATATTCAGCCCGGCCGAACTCGACCATCTGCGAGTCGGCGAAGTACAGCGCGACGGCGTAGGGCGGCGACTTCTCGACCGCGATGAACGCGAAGAT